GCGATCGGCAGGGAGCCCGATCTGCGGTCATCTCTCAGGTCAGCGAAGTCAGAGCTTGCCGCAGCAGAGTCCGCATGCGATCGAGCGAAGGGCCTCCTTGGCGACGCCAAGAGGGACTATGAGTCCGCAGTCGAGCGCGCTGCCGACGAGACATCCAGCGCTGTCAGCGCACAGAAGGCTGAGCTCGACAGCATCAACGATGAGATCGACGCCATCGGCAAGGAGAGGGGCAACAGGCAGGCCGACATGGCGAGACACGAGTCTGAGCGGGACGCTCTTGTCGCGGGCCAGGCAGACTCAAAGGAGCTGAGGAAGCAGTGGCGCGTGTACGAGACGCTGCTTAGTGCCTACTCAAAGAAGGGATTACCCAGCCAGATCCTTGACAAGCTCCTCCCGGCGATCAACGCAGAGATCTCTGAGATCCTGAGTGGAGTCGTCAACTTTGAAGTGCAGCTTGAGATTGACGCTGAGACCAACTCACTTGAGATCTACATCGACTATGGGGACAGCAGGAGAATCGTCGAGCTGGGATCAGGCATGGAGAAAATGATTGCGTCGATTGCAATCAGGGTCGCGCTGACTCGAATTACCACGCTGCCGAAGCCTGACTTCATCATTATTGATGAGGGATTCGGGACGCTCGATGAGAGTCAGCTCACAGCCTGCGTGGCACTCATCAGGTCTCTCAAGCGCATCTACAGGTTTATTCTTGTGATCTCACACGTGGACGCTGTTAAGGACGCAGTCGACCAGGTTATTGAGATCACACGGGTCAATGGCGCGTCCCAGGTGACAGCATGAGCGTGCCAATCTTTTGTCCAGTGTGCCGCAGGGCAATGTCAAGCCCCAACGACTTCGAGCAGTTCTCGATCCACCAGTGCTGCGATGAGTGCGCAATAAATTTTGCTGAGATTCGCAGGACTGAGTGGACTGAGGGGTGGCGGCCGTCTGTCGACGAGGCGAGACAAGCGACAGCGCGCCCAGTAATACCTAGAGTATGCTCAGCTTCAACGACGTCAACATCCTAGGCACAATCATCGACACCACCTTCGGGCACAGCTCGACGCGAGGCGTGTCTTCGATCAAGATTCAGATCACGGGTGAGACTCTAGTCTTCACCTACCACGAGATCTGCAACATCGCTAGCGACATGGACAAGTTCGGGCAGGTGCGTCCGATCATCGATCGTGCGCAGAAGATGATCAAGGAGCGAAAGGCTGAGGTTGAGAAGGAGTTCAAGCGCACCACGAAGCGCGACCTCAAGCTCAAGGAGACCAGCGTCGGAAACGTGCTTGATCCCATGGGCTACAACTACCTCAACCCAGTTAGGCCCACACACTTCAGGATGACCGCCACCTACGAGATTAGGTGATGCATGGGTGTTAGTCCTGCAGTCGTCCCCAAGAAGAAGCAGGTAGAGGAGATCATTAGGTGTGGAAGGGATCCCACCTACTTCTTCAACACTTACTGCAAGATTCAGCACCCCACCCGGGGCCTGCTCCCGTTCAAGACCTACGCGTTCCAGGACGACTGTGTTGACCAGTTCAGGAAGAACAGGTTCAACATTGTGGTCAAGTCGCGTCAGCTGGGCCTGTCCACTATCACTGCCGCGTACGCAGTCTGGATGGCCCTGTACCAGAAAGAGAAGAACATCCTGGTTATTGCCACCAAGCTGCAGGTCGCGCAGGGCTTTATCAGGAAGGTCAAGACCATCCTGAACAATATGCCGCCCTGGCTCATCCTGCCGCAGGTCACTGTCAACAACAAGCAGCAGCTAGAGTTCAGCAACGGCTCCTCCATCAAGGCCATCCCGACCTCTGACGACGCGGGTCGTTCTGAGTCGTTGACCCTGCTGATCATTGACGAGGCAGCATTCGTTCGAAACTTCGACGAGATCTGGACGGGCATCGGCCCCACGCTCACGACAGGCGGCCAGGCCATCCTCCTCTCGACGCCCAACGGCGTTGGCGGACAGTTCTACAAGCTTTATGCAGACGCTGAGTCCGGCGTCAACGAGTTCAACCCAATCAAGCTACCCTGGACTGTGCATCCTGAGCATGACCAGGCCTGGTTTGAGAAGGAGTCCAAGAACTACTCCGATCGGCAGATCGCGCAGGAGTTCATGTGCGACTTCGCAGCGTCAGGCGACACATTCCTGACTGACGCTGACATCGCCTGGGTCAACGGCATGATCAGGCCGCCTGTCATGAGAGGTGGTCCGGACATGAACGTTTGGGTGTGGAAGATTCCCCTGACTGAGCACAAGTACATCCTCACGGGAGACGTCGCCAGAGGAGACTCCACCGACTACTCCACCTTCCACATCATTGACTGTATGACAGGCGAGATCGTCGCTGAGTACCGCGGGAAGATGCCGCCCGACAGGTTTGCTGAGCTGATCAGTGAGTGGGGACTCAAGTACAACAAGGCGCTGGTTTGTCCCGAGAACAACTCCTACGGGTACGCCTGCCTCCTCAGGCTCAAGGATCTCAACTACCCGAGGATCTACACACAGGGCTCCAAGGTGGCGCTGATTGGCGACTACGTTCAGCCTGTCGACCTCGCCCAGGCTGGATTTGCCACGACAGGCAAGACCAGAACAATCATCTTGACAAAGCTCGAGGAGCTGATCCGCAATAAGCTCCTCGTGTCCTACTCGTCACGCTTCTATCAGGAGCTAAAGACGTTTGTGTGGTCAAACAACTCCAAGGCTGAGGCAATGAAGGGTCATAATGATGACCTTGTCATGTCTCTCGCCATTGGAGCGTGGCTGTTTGACGCAAACTCAGAGTACAGCAGAGGATCTGTCGACCTGAACACAGCAATTCTTGCAGGAATGAGGCGCGCTGCAGTCACGACAGAGCGTGTTCTGCCAGGCCACACGCCCAACATCTACACCTCAGCGCAGCTTGGAAACGATCCGAGAGGCGACATGAGGATGATAGGACAATTGAGGGGCGGCAGAATTCCGCAGGATATGTCCTGGATTTTGAAGTAGCACTGCCTACAATAGGCGCGCGGAGACAGCAATGGCGAAGAACGAAAATCCGGGACTTTTCCAGCGCCTGACGACGCTGTTCAGAAGCGGTCCCGTCATCAAGCGGACTGTCAAGAGCTTCACTCCAGAGAAGCAGGGACAGACGCTCTCTGCCTACGAGATGTTCCGCAAGAATCATAGCTCTGTCTACAGCAGCGCTATGAGCGCCTACGGGACATACGATAGGCTTGCGCGCTACAGCGACTTCAGTGAGATGGACTACACGCCTGAGATCAACAGCGCGCTCGACATCTACTCTGAGGAGGTCGCGTCACCCGGAGCAGACGGTCAGATCCTCTCTGTGTACTCAGAGAACAAGGACATCGAGCGTCTGCTCAGCGAGCTCTTCTTCGACACACTCAACGTGAACTTCAATCTGACCCCCTGGGTCAGGAACCTCTGCAAGTATGGAGACTTCTGCCTCTTCAATGACGTGCATCCGGGACACGGAGTGCTGAACGTCATTCCCATTCCAGTCAATGAGCTAGAGCGCGAGGAGAACTTCGATCCCAAGGATCCGATGGCGGTCAGATACCGCTGGGTGACGCAGGGAAACACGCCTCTAGAGAACTGGCAGGTCACACACTTTAGGCTCCTCGGCAACGACGCCTTCCTTCCCTACGGATCTTCTGTCCTAGAGGGCGCGAGAAGAGTGTGGCGTCAGCTGGTCCTAGCTGAGGACGCGATGCTTGTCTACAGGGTTGTGAGATCACCTGATCGCCGAGTCTTCTACATTGACGTCGGCAACGTGCCTCCCGAGGACGTGCCCGCGTACATGGAGCAGGCTCAGGCGTCGCTCAAGAAGTCGCAGATCGTCGACAAGAACAGTGGTCGCGTTGACATGCGCTACAACCCGATGTCCGTTGACGAGGACTACTTCATTCCAGTCCGCGGCGGAGAGTCTGGCACGAAGATCGACACACTCTCGGGCGGCACCAACGCGGCAGCAATTGAGGATGTCACTTACATCCAGAAGAAGCTCTTTGCCGCCCTGAAGATTCCCAAGGCGTACCTCGGATACGATGAGTCGATTGGTAGCAAGGCGACACTGTCGCAGGAGGACATCCGCTTCTCCCGGACAATCGCCCGCATACAGCGATCTGTCATCGCAGAGCTGAACAAGCTCGCCATCATCCACCTGTACTCCAACGGGTACGATGGGGATGACCTCCTCGACTTCACGCTGCAGCTTCCAAATCCCTCCACGATTGCGCAGCAGCAGAAGCTTGACCTCTACGGAACGCGATTCGACATTGTCTCGAAGGCGCCTGAGGGCTACTTCGACAAGAGGTGGCTGCGCAAGAACCTGCTTGGCCTGACAGACGAGGAGATCGAGGAGATCGAGGAAGGCAGGATCAAAGACAAGATACGGGAGCTTGAGCTTGAGAAGGTTCAGGCACAGGAGGAGCAGGGAGGAATGGCTCCTGAGCCTCCTCCCACAGGCGGTGAGATCGGCGGAGGTCCTCCTGAGATGCCTCCCATGCCGCCTCCCGAGGCAGGAGGAGGAGAGGGACCGCCGCCCCCACCGCCGCCGCCAGGCGGGGGTGAGCCGGCAGGAGGAGGCGGAGGAGCACCAGCAGGCGGTGGTGGCGGACCGGCTCTTGACGAGATGGAGATCTTCAAGCTCGACGATGAGGACTCGCCAATCAGGGCGCAGAGCTTCATCGACAGAAGCACACGCAACCTATCCGACCTGCCAGTCGTACTCAGCGAGGCGAGGAAGGCGCGTACGAGGAAGAAGGGAGAGAGCGCCGAGGAGCACTCCTTCTGGCTGAAGTACAACGCAGGCCGCAGGAAGCCGGGCGGCAACCTGCGCTCCTCTGTTGACCACAAGTCTCTCGTTAGCCACGACAAGGGCGACACTAGGGACGCAATCACGCACCCCTTCGGCGAGAAGAAGGACCACTCGCCCAGCCTTAAGGACCTCACAGACGACCTGAAGGAGTCTGACATCAACGAGGTTGTCAACAGGTACACCACCTCAATGAGTGATGATCTCCAGGCGACCATACACTCACTTAAAGCTGGCCTAGGTAACAAAAAGGGCAACGAGTAGCTATGTCCTCACGACACCACAACAAAAAGAGAAACACGGGCGTCGTCTACGAGCTGCTTTTGAGGCGCGTCTCTTCCTGTCTCATCGAGGGAGACAAGAAGAAGGCGCAGCTTTGCC